CTTGTATTAAAACAAACTTATTTCATGTCCTAACAGAGCCTGGAGACAGCCCCTGTTGGGATCCCTGTGAAACGGATGATGAATACGTTTTCACAAGGCCAGAAGTGTCTACTTACGGTGTAAGTCAGATACTTCAGGAGGCAGAGCATATCTGTGAAGAATATGATCTGCCTAAACTATACCGTGAGGACACTCCTGTCCACGGTATGGAGATAGGGGACGACCGGGCAGATGCCAGTCGCGACCCTTTCAGACTTGCGATCGGACTGTCTGTCCAATCGCGGGTCTTAGGGATGGTTACGTCTCCGGAGGATACGTTCATCTCTAACGTCATTTGGAACCTCTGCGAAGTTTCAAGTGGCATACCGACAGATATCGAAGAAACCTTCGATTACTGCCGGAAGAATCAAGGATTCGATTCACTCGGATTCGTTGATTCTCCACCTCTTAGGATCATCTTAGATGTTACTAAGGGTGATTCGTCGCATTCCTCGACAGCGTCGGGGAAGGCAGCGATGCTCGGCAATAGGATGAGAACACCCCGTGCCGAGTACTTACGAGTCTTACAGCTCGCAAGTTTCATACAGGACGGAATGCTCCGAACTAGTATGAGTTCCGACCCAAAATACCTACCAAGGATTATGGGCGGATCGGGTGTCCGGCCGTTATTTGACAATCCGGAAAACCTGTACCTCTACACCCTTGCTTACAAGGCTGGGAGGTGTAACAGAATCTATGGGTCAGCGACCCGAGAACTGTACAATTGTCTTTCATCTCTCGCAAGAGGAAAGGCAAGTATGCCGGTACTTTGCAGGATGCTTAGTGACCGACAAGAATATCTGCATGGTACATACCATAACATGATATTCGTTCCAAAACACTCGTTCAAAGACGAGTCAATGGAATCTCTCCCTGCGCCTCTCATAGAGAGTCCTGGGGGAGCCAACCGATTCAACGCTACATTGAACCGGTTGTTGCGTACGAATCATCTGATGACGAGATCGTCCGCATTACGCGAATGGCAGTACAGTACCACCATTCGCGCCCGCCTCTTAAGTCGCATTGCGACCGAAAGGCTGGATTACGAAGAGAGTCTTCGGAAGACTCACTTACGTAAAGAATTCGGCATGGCATTATGTGCCAATACCGCATTCGCCAACATGCTTGAGAGGAACGCGACCCTCAAGGATGTTGCAGAGCTACTGGGATCAGATAAACATCTGACCATAAGCTCCGGCGCCTCAGCATTTACAATGTATGATGCTGAGTGGCTTTCCTCAGGAGCGAAGTATGAAGACTTCGACCTGGAGGACCTCACAATCACGGAAGATTTACACTGCCGTGAAGATGTGAGCGAGGAACAGACCTTTAAAATTGGAGGTCTGAACCTTCGTCCTATACAAGGAGACAAAGTCAAACTTGTTAAGACGACTACCAATGTTGGTCTGTACCAGATCAGCAAAGGTATGCACGAGTGGGCGGACGATTTGTACCACCGACTCCTGTCACGTCGAGAGCCAGGGAAACCCCTACCTCGAGACGTTGTACTCAGCGAGATCCAAAAGGATCCCGAATGGGTAAACGATGACACAGGGCTCATAGAGCGATGCCTCATCGAAACACGAGATCTCCACCAAAGGAGCGCCCGTGTTATTTTGGTAAGCGCAGATAAACGTCTGGCAAACCAAATGTCGAATACTTGTAATGTACAAGTAGAACGACTAAGCCCCCCGAGCTACATAGTAGCAATGAGGGCCTTATCGCTAGACCCGATCAATGATCGAGAAAAAGCGATTGAGTTTCTTTCGCCGCGCGTCGCGCGCCGAGAGAGATCTGATCCGATAACGGCATTATATGTCGATACCGGATCTGTCTCCCACTATCTAAGTAACTTAGAAGAGGAGATTACTGACGAAGGAGAGAAGAAAACTTTCCTCCGCCAGACTGTGCGCTCATCCGCTGAAGGCGGAAATCGCAGCACGACCTATACTCTTCGGCAGCTACCGAAGGATAGAGGTACTCTCGTAACTGTGCCTGTAAGGCCCACACTACGAGATCGGAAGTTCCCCCACAGACAAAGTAGGAGAGATTCCGGACGCTCTTTTGGCTCATCGAGTCATAAGAGTCGTTAAGCTCGATTTGGTGAAATCATCACCTCTTCGGGCCCTTATCCGTGCATTGAGAACCTAATCTTGCACGGGTAACGTATAGCCCCACTGGGGAGCATTTACG